GAGCTTGCCGAGGCGCCTCTCCTGGGTCGCAATCTCCCGCTCTACCTCCCCCTTCTTGGCCAGGAGCTCCCGAGCCTTGGTGACTTCCTCAACGAAGCCCTTGAGGTCCTTTTCGGAAAGGGCCATGGCTAACGGGGGCCAGAACCGAGGTAGATGTAAAGGGAGCCAGAGGGAACAGTCACGTCGATGTCCTCGCTAGGGATCGTCACGTTGATATCGTCGAAGCAGGTCTCATCGGTAGACCAGACAGGATGGGCTGTGACACCATCCACGATGGTTGGGGTTCCTGCTCCTACATACTTAACGGCACGGATACGAGCGACACGGACACCTGTAGCGTTACCATCGAAGAAGAGGGGGTCTTGGGTGAGGTCGTTGGCCATCTAGTACCGTTTGGCCATCTCCATAGCCTTGGACGACTTCTTCATGGGAGCAACCTTGTGCCCCATCTTCCGTTCCTGTGACAGCCCGATCGCGATGGCCTGCTTGCGGGACTTGACCTTCTTACCCTTCTTACTACCCGAGTGGAGCTTGCCCTCCTTGAACTCGTGCATGGTCCCTTCTATCCCAGGCATGGCTAGTTGTTGGAGAGCACTGCTGAAAGCTGAAGCCAAAGGGGCCCGCTGGGGTCATCCACTCGACCTACCATCACGCAATCATCCTGGGTAAGGCTGACGTTGGCCGCACCCGAGCCAACAAAGGTGTTGGAATCAAGGGTAATCGTGTTGGCACTCACGTTACACACAGCCATGATGCACCCACTGTTACCGCCGTTAGGGACCTCAAAAGTGTTGGTGGTAGAGGTTGTGACGGCCCCCGCAGCGGAGACCGGCTTGGTAGATCCACACGCATCCGCCTTGATCGTGTCTCCAGTAGCGATGGTCTGGACAGCGGGAGAGTGGGTAACCCGACACGAAGCTTCTGGGAAGCATTGGGCTCCCGCGGTGCCCACCATCAGGAGGCAAAGTCCTACGATTCGCGTCAACATGCTGCCTCCCTTATGTGGTGGTCGTGGTTGAGGTCGTCGTCGTGGTGGTTGTCGTGGTCGTAGTCGTCGTGGTCGTGGTAGTCACTACGAACCGGGGCGTGGTCGTGTTGCAGTTGACGAAGATGGCCGACAGAGCCGCATCCAGCTTGTCAATGACCTTGTTGAGCCCCTCTTTGTCCGTATAGGGCAGGTTACAGAGGGGTGAGTTCGCGAAGGCCGCGCTCGGGGCAACAAGGGCAACGGCAAGCACAAGAGTGGCGAGGATGCGCATGGATGGGCTCCTTTGGTAGGACTAGTCTAGGAATGTTTGTACCACGCGGCTGGACTGTACGTCTAGGCGGGCATGGGGGGTGTGGAAGTCTTCGCGGTCGTTACGACAGGGAGGGCTTGTCGAGCTGATCCCGCACTGACTTAGCGACATGAGCCAGGACGACTCCCTGTATTGGGTCATTGCCAGTCGCGTAGGCCATGATAGCCCCGAAGAGAGCATTGAGGACGGGTTTCATGGAGTTGGGAATCTTGGTTCCGAGGAAGGACCCAACTCTTTTGGCTCCAGCGACAACGAAGGGGGCGAGGACAGGGATCAGGGCCACAAGGACAGGGATGAGGGCGGCAGGCATGAGAGGCTCCTTTGGTGGGAGGTTAGCGAGGCTTCTTACGCTTATCACTTCCGGCCGTGCCACTGGAAGGAGTAGTGATTCCCGTCGGGTCGCGGCCTAAAGTCTCCTCCCCAACACGCCAAGGGATGCAAAGTCTTCCAATACGCGCCCAGAGGCTCATGGGCTTCGGTGTCTTGGAGCCACTGGTTGTCGCGCCAGAGATTGAGATCGATGGCGAGCCGCTCAATGTGGAGACTTCTGACAATGCCTTTCCCTTGCTCGGCCATGATTCTCGCGGTCGCCGTGGACCTCCATGCTTCACCAAGCGTAACTTCGTGTCCTTCTTTTTCACAAGTCCACAAGATGAGGTTGGCGACACACTTGGCAAAGGCACGTTGAGCCTCGCTGAGTGTCAGGTCTGCCATCTACATTCCTTCGATGAGTGTAACCCACTTCTCTCGTTGACGATCTGCCCAAGTGTCTCCCTGGGAGGCTGGCCCGTCAATGGCCCGAAGCTCCCGCACGTCCCCCATGGCCATTTGCCGCATCTGTATGCTGGCTTGGCCACCAACCAGTTGGCGGATGTTGTCTTCGCCATAACGTAACGCGTCAACCAAGTCCCCCTCAGGATGGGTCTTGACGGGCTTGTGTGGAGGGAGAGGCCCTAAGTGAAAGGCACCAGCAAGAGCGCTACGGAGGTTGTGGCAGTCAGGGTGAATGATGAGGGCAGGGACGGGACCCACCGCAGGCTCCATAACATGGCGAAGGAGGCGTCCACGGAGGTTGGCGTAGGAGACCTCGGTACCGGGACGGGTCGTGTGGAGAGTGATCCCCTTCTCCCCTAGGACCTCAGCACTACACCCCAGGTCTGTATGGTTTTTCCCTGAGGGGTCCCCTGCGTCGAAGGCTGCAGGGGTGACAGGATCAGCTCCACCCACGTCCCATGCATCCATACGGGCGAGGATAGCGTCGTAGCCACCAAGGTCTAGGGTGATGGCTTCCATACCTTGGATGAGTTGGTCGAGGGGGGTGTTAAAAGGGCACAACTCCCGACGCACCCGCAGTTGACCGAACAGTGTAAGCTGCGCAAACAGACATACCGGTGAGACGAAGCCGAAGTCCCAGAAACGAAGGAGTCGCAACTTGAGGTCCCAGTCGAAGGCTCGACAATGGGTCTCCTCGGCATACTCGGGGGTGACAGGTTCACCAGCGGGGGAGGCCCAGTCGATTTCGTACTCGCGTCTCCATGCCCGCGGGTGCATGTTTGCTGAGGCTTGGGCCTTCCATACGACTGTACGCTTGCGAGGATCACAAGTGTAGTGGAGCTTGACCACGGTCAACCCATTCCGGGCATTGACCCACTGCTCCACACCTGGTCTCGGGTGCCTAACCATCTTAGGAATCCAAGAAGTTCGGACGAGCGTAAACACCAAATACAGCCTTCGCCACCTTGTCGTAAGTTCGTGCTGCTTCGTCGGCGGTCGGGAAACGACCTAGATGCCGCTGCTTTCCATCCACCCTAATCGTGGCACGGAAAAGGCTCCGACTCTCATCAAATACCACACCCTTATAACCACTCTTGTTATGAGAACGACAGCTACTATTCTGCATGTTCTGCCGGTGAGTTGCTTTCCGCAAGTTACACCGTCGATTGTCTAGCCCATCACCATTGCGGTGATCCACTTCGCTAGTCACCAAGATAAGACGGTGCATATATTGCCGCTTTTTCCCATAACACCGTGCATAGTGTCTGCCCTTTACGGATGAGACACACCAGCGATACGGCGCAACCAGAGGCAGGTCCACCAAGTTTATCAACGCTGAGAACCCCTGTGTCAGAGCAATCTGAACCAATTTACCAGGCAGCATGGTGTATGTATTCTTGGGGCTCATGGGCAACTTTGCCATAGAAGATGGCCAACAACCAATCCAATCCCAAAAGGAACCATCGGGTACCTACTCCACCGTCTAATCTGCGCTGTCTCGCTAGCCTCGTAGCCCCCACGCACGATAGCAACGATGTCCCAGGCGACCCAAAGGGCTACGGTGCCGATCACAAGCCCACGCGTGAGGGTGGGAAGGTTCATGCTAGCAACCGTAAAGGACAGAGCGTAGGAAGCTAGAGACCAATACGAGGAGGGCATCTAACACAAGCATGATTACGAGGGCGACCATCTACTTGGCTCTCTGGACACCAAGGAGGCCTCCCGCGAGAAGAAGGTTGAGAGTCTGAAGGCCCTCTACAACCTTGTCGACGAGATCCCACTGGGCCGGCTGCCAGAACATGGAAAGGCCCGCAAGGGTGGATGTCGACACCACACACACCGCTAACGTTCCTACCAGGGCAAGATCACGCCGGGCCTTGCCCCCATTCCCCTGCGTAGGATCGGCCAAAAGATCGGCCACGGGAGGGCTCTACGGTTCGTAAACCCGACGCTCAGGGAGCTGTTCGGTATTCTGGAAGCTCTCGAGGATGTCTCGGATGCGGGTCAAGGCAGCGGCCGAGTCGATAGCGTAACCTGCGGCGAAGAGCCCCACGAATTGCATCACTTCCTGGTGACCGTCCACGTCGTTGGGATACTGCATGTAATCGAGGGAGCGGGGCTGGAAGTGCTGCTCCACGGTATCCCGATGGACTCGCAGGACTTCGTTGACATTGGCGCCAGGGGCCTGCGAGGGGGGGTTCTGATCGTCGAGGGCGGACCACGTACCTGATGCTGAAATGGCGGCTGGCATGATGGCTCCTTACGGGAAGACCCGGGCGCCGTTCTCGTCGCCCAGGACCGTGTCAGACTTTGTTGACTTGAGGGCCCGGAGGAAGAAGTCTACCAGGGCTGCGGCGGGCCAGTAGAAGAGGCCATACTGGGTAGCCACGAGCTGGATGAACTGCTTGAGCTCGGGGAATTCTACTCCCTCCATCGTCTTCAGCACGTCGAAGTTGACACCGAGGCCACCGGGAGCGGCACCCTTGGCACCCTCAAGACGGGGCTCATTCCCAATCAGGTTGGAGCGGGTTGCGTCAAGGACGGTCGAGAGGTTGGTCCAGGTTCCGGTAGCGCTAAGCGTTGCAGCCATAGAGGAGGCCTCCTAGTTGGTAAAGGGAGACTACCATTCCCCCATGGAAGGCAGCAAGAGGGCTAGGGGGATCAGCCCAAGAACTTGCCGTCAGTGTAGGCCTTCTCCCAGCGCTCGGTACACTCGTCACAGAAGAGGGGTTGGACACCGTTGGTCATGGCGACGACTTCCCGCCCACAGCTGATGCACTGGGGATCGGAGCCTCGCCAACCATACTTAGGAACCCCCTCCCCCTCTCCCTCACTCATCCTTCACGTCCTCGGGAAATGTAAACCATTCACAGACATTGTCCACGACTCCCTGCACGATGGCTTCTACCAACTCGTTGAGGTAGTCAGGGGGGCTATCATCCCTGTACTTCCAAAAGCGATGGGCTCGGTAAGCAGCCCCCTCCTCTACAGCACGGTGGAACACTTCGTATTCCTTCGCACGCATGGTTAGGCTGCCTGACATCGGTGGTACCGGGCCAACTCGTAGGCGGCATGACATTTCTGGTGGGCATAGACGCGCCCACCGCATCTAGGTCGCATTCCAACCGGGTCATCGTACCTCTTGCAGTAAGGACAACGACGGTAGGGGGCAGGGAAGCCTGCTCGGACTGCCCTCGCTCGCGTGTGTAGGAGGTAGTGGTAAGCCTGGTCTTCACATACTACAAGGTTCCCAGGGCTGTTATCATCCTTGACCTCGTTGACATGGTGGATTTGGTTGATGGGGGCCAATACCCGACCTAATGCCCACTCAGCAATCAAACGATGCTCGGGAACGTACCCCTCAACTTCATAAGGATGGTCGGGGCAATACCGTATTCGGTAGCCGTTGGTGTACCTAATCCCATCAGCCCACCGTGGGTTCGCTTTTCCCTTCCAACTACCCTTAGGTCGTCCCATTATGTACCTGTATGCCACTCATCCATCACCAGTTGCTTAAAAAAGCTAGGATTAGCAGTAGATACCAAAGTAACTCTCCCGCCGCCCTCTAACGCTGGTATGCTAGCTGCGTATGTTGTCGCAGCGGCCTCCCAGAACGCAAACTCGTCCCCGAACCAAGCTGAGATTGCTAACTGTCTTAGCTGGTCCGCTCCCTGAGCTACCCCCAAGATCGTCGAGTTGTTGTGAGAGTACCACGTCCGGCACCACGTACGCTTGGTCTCACGAGGCTGGACCTCCGCAGGGAGGTGATCCTCGATGAACCGAGCACGCTTGACGAGCTCGGCGGCCCCTTCATCCTCGTTTTGGCCTTGCTTGCGAGAGACGAACGCTATCACCTGGCCGGGTCGGTAGCGGGCGAGCCACACGTGGAGAGCGATCATGGTCCACGACGTAATTAACCGTCGGGACTTGGGCCAGGCAGTACGGGTGTTAGCGAACCAGACGTTGACGACATGCTCAAGGTAGTTGATACAGCCGCCCTCTCGACAGTCACACGAGGGTGAGGGGTCCTTGATGGAGTCCCCAGGGTACTTGTGAATCCCGCCCCCTTGCTCGTTTGCGAAGGGATCGAAAGTGTAGACGGCTTCACAGAGAAAGGGCCAGGGGTGGGCAGCGTATTTCTCCTCGTTGGCGGCACGGATAGCTCGGAGGCGCGATACGGCCCTCAAGCGGTGTTCCTCGCCAGGGGGAAGGTCTAGGCGGAGGCCTTGGGTCATAGGGCTACGGTGTCGATAAAGCACGAATCCAGACAGCGCCGGTGTCGGAGAATGTCAAAGGGGAATGCGTTGAAGTGTTGAGTAGAATCCAACTTCCTACCGACGGTAATGCTGTTGCTCCCTGTTGCCCGGTAACACCGTAGCAATTATTAGGAATCGCTGTTCCAGCACCTGTTGCACCTTCGCCCCCTGCCGCTGCAAGTTGTGAGGGGTGGTTAGCTCCTAGCATACCAGGAGAGTGTTGTCCCCCTCCCGTTCCAATAGAAAAGATTGTAGTTGCGGCTGCTTCTACATTTACGACTGCTAAGCCGATTAACGTCTGTGCCGCGGTGGTCGTAAAGCTTATCGTAGCTTCAGTAAAGGTAGACGAGGCGGCGTTCCCTGCAGCCAACACGCCAGAATCAACAAGAATGGCATCTACTGACATATCGTCAGGGTCTATCAGGTATATGCCTAGGATTGTATCATTCCCTACAGTTGCCCCTGAGCGTACCCCAATCTTGTTAAAAGTATGGACGCGACCATCTAGCTGAAACAAGCACATGAATCCTAAGCCTGCGGGAAAGGTGCGCGAAGAACTTCCAGCGCCAGAAGACTCTTTGTTGACGTACCAGCGGTTGGAATGGAAGCCTAAGCCATCACCGCTGGGGGTAAGTGTGGTGGTTGTAGTGGTGGTTGTAGTGGTGGTCGTAGTGGTTGATGTCGTCGTAGTTGACGAGACGCACTGAGCTGCTCCCGTTACGTCGATCCCCACCGCGAGGTCTGGTGGTGTGCAGTTGGCAGGGTCAACGGTGAGGTTGAGGGAGGTAGCCGCACCCGCACCATCTCCATCCGCAACCTCATGGCACCCATCCGCCGCTCCAAAGGTATCCACGCCTCGCGCTGCTTCGGTGTTGGTACTACAGAGACCAGGAACCCCAATACCCTCGATACATGTACCGAAGGGGTTACAGAAGACCGCAATCTCCCCAATCATCACGGGGCCATTCCCGGTGACATTGCCACTTCCACCTCCCACGCCAGATACACAGGACCATGTCCCGTTGATGCACTGGGACCACGCTCCGGTTCCGCCACCTGTACATGGATCAGTCTGATTGCAATCGGAGCAGTAGGTCTCTGTCCCACTTTTGCAGGGAGAAAGGAGGTCCGCAAACTGAAGGGGACCAATCCGCATCTGGCCAAAGGGCCACACGTGAAGACCTGCCTCGTGGATGGTGTCGGCATGGACACCCCCGACCAACGCTAGCAAGAGTACGAGGGCGAGCCTTAGCACGAGTCGGGTCCCTGGCCACTCCGGACAAAGGCCGAGAGCGCGCCTGAGGTGTAGGCTGTCACCTGGACCTTGATCCATTCGTAGGGGGTGTCGACCTTGACCGTCGTCGGGCCACCGTGGGTCACCCCATCGACTACCGGGGCATCGTTGAAGGAATCCAGAGGCTGGTTCGGATTGTTGGAACCAAGGATGCGGGCTGAGGCCGCAAAGGTCCCTTCGATGGTCACATGGACAGGGTGGCGGCCCTTCAATCGGGTCCATGCCCCGTCGTTGGGGGCCGTAACCCCATTCTGAAGAGTGAACCAAAGGAATCGATCATCTTGCCTATCCATGGTGACTACTATGCCAGAGGAAGGCTAGGAGGGGCTAGCGGGCAGGGGCCGGGGGAAATGGGTCAAACCCATCTGCATCGAAGTCGGGCTCCTCACCAAGGGGACGAGGCTTTGGACGACGAAGGGGAGGGCGCATGGGAGACAGGGTCCCAAGGCCCCAAGGCCCCGTCAAGTAGGGTCGAATTCGCCCGTTTTTGCGTCTTCTACAGTGGGGAGCATACCCCTCTGCTCATGCTCCCGAATCACATTGACAGAGAGTCTGGCCAACTGGTCTGTGAAGCGGGTGGGCCATTCCCGACGTTCCGCAAAGGCTATCGACTCGGCAGCCGTAAACTGGTCTATCAGCCGGTCGATGTTCTCAGTGACCTGGGGGGCTGGCTGGCGTATCCCGGCGAACTTCAAGAGCTCTAGGTTGGCTGTGAGGCTGACCCGGTCATCTTCGCAATCCTTGGAGAGCCGATAGAGTCGTTTCGCGGCCCCCATCGACTTCGACTTGAAGAAGGCCATGACACCGAACTCTCCTCGGGCGATTTCCCGGGCTTGGTTCTCCTGAACGGCGCGTACGGCCGCGTGGAAAGCGGGCTTCCGCATGATGGTGCGAATCGCCCCAATACTACGGTCGAGTTCCTTGGCGATGATCTCAACCTGCTTGCCTTCGAAGGCTTTGCCCAACACTGCAGACTCGATAGGTCGTAGTGCAGTGATATCGTCGGGAGCGAGGAGGGTCTCATCCTCGAGGATAGCGTCGAAGTGGGTTTCCATGGCTAGGCTCTCTTTCGCTCTTCCCTCAACACCACCATCCGCTTCCGTCTCCTCCGCGCGTTCTGCATCACCAACATACAGAGCTTGCACATCCACCGATGCCCTCTGGGGTACCAGGTTTTCTGGTGGCCTCGTATGCACGGGGACCCGTCAATCTCGGGGGGAAGGATAAAGAGGTCCATTAAGCAGCCAGGGCTACAGGGAAGGGATCAGGGTCCGTGATCACGTGGCACTCGCAGTCGCACAGGGTATCCGTGCAGGCATCATGTGCACATATTGCACAGAGGTACCCTAGCACCCGATGAAGGGTGGAATGCAGCGGTAGGCAGGCAATCCCCTGTAACGCTCTCAGCCTGTCAGCCATTCGGGCTGCCTTGGGTTGGGGCGCTGCACTCACTTCCGACACAATCTCATCACTCGGCATAGCTTCTCTACCCTCATCCGCCGACAGAAACGAGGGCAGGCGCCGCGAAAGGGAGAGGGGCATCCACTGAGTTAGACCAGAGAGAGACCTGTCCGTCTGTGGCCACGGCTCGGAGCCAGAACCGGGTGGCACCGATCCCCACGAAGCCCTGAATGGTTGTAGAGCCATTCCCACAGACGACCGGGGCAGCGTTCTCCACGAATACCCGAGCTGCAGCTGAGGTGGGTTCGCTGGTGGCTGTGGCAACAGGGGCATAGGCAACCTCCCATCGAGCCACGAAAGGACAGTCCGCGGTTTGGTTAAAGACGAGACGCCGGGGGCCCGAAGCACGGGCGAGAACGGGCCAGAGGAGCAGAAGTCCCATGGCAGCGGTACAGAGGAAGAGGGCGATCAGTTGCTTGATGGTGGGGTTCATCATTTGCCTTTCTTGGGGTTAGGTTTCGATTTCACATCCTCCGCCGCCGCCGCCGCGCAGAGGGCCGCATAGAAGCATCCACTGTGGTGGTCCACGTCCTTTCCCTTGCTCCCGCACCACGCGCACTGCTTGGGGGTGACGCCGTCGGACAGGGCAACGATGGCCTCAAGCAGGGCCCAGGCTCGCCGGGGGTAGCATACGTGGGTCATGATTTTGCCTTTGGATACCAAAGCCATTGAACGTACCCGCCGCCTACGATGAACCCCAACACGAATCCAAAGGCAACACAGACAATCTCAAAATCTGTCATGGCGTCCCCTTCGGTTCCGCGTCGAGGGCGGCGCCAGCCTTTGCCCCGCCATCCATCACAGCGTCGCTAGTGTAGAACGACTGCCCGCCCCGTTCTTGGTCGCGATACCCCCAGAACGCAGGAGCAGCATAGACCTCAAGCGCCGCCGAGAGCGTCGCCACGCGGGCTTGGAGAGTCGTGTAATCGTCGAGCGTGATCTTCGTGCCAGGGATTGCAAGTGCGAGGCGGGCTTGGAGAGCGTCGGCGCGCTGGCGTTCACGCTCGGCATCGGCAGATACGGAGAAGCCGGCATTCCACAACTCATCCCGCTCCCGCCGCAACCCATCGAGGGTATGCGTAAGGCCGTCTACATCTTCTCGCAACCCGTCGCGCTCCTCCAACAACGTACCACAATTGGTACACGGCATTTCTTGTTGATTGGCTGGGAGGCAATCTGAGCGAAATGCCGTACTCGACCCGGCGTCGGAGGCGAGAGCGGCGTGGATAGCTTCCATCCCTTCGCGCCAACTTTCGTGCGGTAGTGATGAAATGTCGAGTAGTCGTTGAGCTTGCTCCAGTGCCGCTCGCATCGTGGCGAGGTGGGCTTCAAGGCCGTTTCTCTCACGCTCCAACGATGCCGCAGCCGTCGAAGCCTCACACGGCCACTCACCAGAACAATAGGCGGTAGAGTCAGCTAGTTTAGCCTCCAGCGCCGCGCAATTCAGACAGGGCTGATTGATGATCTTGTCACAGTGAAGGCAGATCATGTCGTCCCCTCGTCTCTTCCCCTATGCAGCTGTTGCCATTCATCACTATGTCTCACCGTCAATGGCAATTGCTGTAACAAATAGAGCATCACAGCCTCAAGAATCTTCACCCGTTCGTAGAGATTGTTTAATTCCATCACTCTTCCTTCTTCCCGACGGCGAGAGCTGCACGAACGATGCGCTCAACCTTCCTCGGCATCCCCTGTGGAACATCGTCGGCTGTGCGGTAGCATGGCTGTCCCTGTGAGGTAACAATCACACAGGCCCGCAACGCCTCATCCTTCACCACGCATGCGGCCTCAGCTTCGTGCAGACGGAAGTGCAGATCGCTGATGTACGCGTTAAAGTTGCTGTCGCCGCCCGCCGACATTTCGGAAAGTCGCCGATCGGCCTCTTCGAGCCGTCGGGCAGAAAGCTCCTCGTTGACAAGAGCAAGCTTCCAGGTGTTGCGGAGCTTGTCTCGTGCAGCTTCGGCCTCTTCGAGCTTGGTGCCCAGCTCCTCGATGCGACCGGCTTCGGCTTCCAAAGCGGCCTCGGCACGGTCGGCTCGTTCGGTCACTGCATGATACGCATCGAGCAATTCAGCATCGTTGGGGCGCTGTGCTCGCTCATAGACGGGAAGGAGGCGGGAGACGAGGTCAGGAATAGCTGTCATTTCTGAATACGACTCGAACCACGCGTCGATATCCCTTCGACACTCCTCAGCCGCACTTGACGTTGCGCGCGACACCGGGGGGTTTTCTTCCTTGTTCGTAGCCATAGTGTCAAGCCTTTCCCTTCAACGCCCGGATAGCAGCGGCGATCCCATATTGCTGTTCTACCGCTGACGTGTCTTCGTAGGAGTACTCCTCAGCTGTACTTGCACACCGCTCGATCAGGGCGTTGTTGTGGTCCTGTAACCACACTTGTGTCTGATCCAAGGTCATCATCAGGCCCGTGGCCGTCAACGGTGGTGGACTAGCCTCCACCAACGCCTCGTCGATCCGACAGGCGAGGTCGGTCGCGCTATACTCGCGGTGTTTCAGACTCCCACCTACAGATGGCACGTGCGCATTCCGCCACGCCGCCACGATCTCCTCACCCTTCGTCACGCACACCTCCACGCTGCAATGACCAGGCTAACTACCAGAGTCCGATAGACCCAGGGCCACCAGCAACCCACTAGGTTTCCTCGCGCCCTATGGCCTGCTTGATGTCATGGTCGATGGTCGTGATACGCACACCCCTCGCATAGAGGAGCTTGTACATGATGAGCAGGGTAGACTCGGGGGTAGAGTCGAGGAGCTCTTGGGCGCGGTCCTCCCGCTCCCGTAGGACATCCGAGGGCGAGGCTGCTTTGGTCGTGGGGTCTGGAGGAGGACCCATGGTGGCTAGCCCTCCCAGCTTGACGACAGAGCTTCGGGCCTCGACAGTGACGGGACAGATGTCAGTCCCCAAAACTCGCCTTCCCGGCACACACATGTCCGCCAGGGTCTCCGGCATTGCATCAACCATTTTCTTGAGCACGGGGTTCCACCACGCATCCTCCAGCGCAAGAAAGGGGTCCGTCCCTCCATCGGGTCGCATGGGAGAGGGACAGGGATGACAGTCAGCGTAAACATCTTGGGTACCTTCCCTGACATAGGCCCCACAATGTCCACAGAGTATGGCCTTTATGCCGTAGTCTTCCACTAGAAGTCCTCCATCACAGCCGGGGAGTACCTCGCCCACCCGGGTCCCAGCATCCATGGGCCAGGCTGGCTAGCACACCCATCACAGTAGGCTACCCCTCGACGCCAATACCGATACCCCCCTGCGCCCTGTTGCCGTTCGTGGCCACACCGGGAGCAACGCTGGGGGGTACAAGTCTTTCGACCAACACCCTTCTTCACCATCGCCGCTACCCTACTCCAAGCCCCCTCGCCTGTCAACCGTCCTACCCCCGAATCCCCCTATGCCATTTGCGTAGTCCTATAGCGCAAAGGCCTTAGACAAAAGGGGAGAGAGATTGTGTGTATGTACGTGTAGGGGCTGGCTGTCCATGGGGACGAATCTTCGTCCCCAGTCGCCCCCAGTGCAATCCCGGGGTACCTATTTACGTCACTGTATACCTTTCTAGCTCGCTAGGCGGGCTCCCTGGCCTAGCCCTGGCATCCATACGATGTCTATAGCATATGCGAGGGTGACCACTATGCGCGAGGGGTGAAACACCCACCACCCCCTGAGGCCCCACGTAGGCAACCTTGGCTCTCTTCCTTAACCACTTAATATATATAGAGAATATATATATATAAGGGATTGGCAACGTTGCCCCAGTGGCGTCCTTGATTGGCGACCTTCCCCCGGCGACCCGAGGGTGCGAAATTCAAGGACGCCAAGGTCGCCAAGGTCGCCAGGGGGCAAGAGCGCCAACGAGCACCAACTACCAAAGTAGCAGGCGATCTTAGGCCCCCTTGGCAACGTTGCCAGGCCCTAACCCCCTAGAAACACTGGAAGGACGCCAAGAATCAAGGTTGCCAGTAGGTAGGCATTCCGCGGAGTGGTTTTTGAAGTTGGCACGGAAATTGCGTGCCTTTGGTGGCAACCTTGGCTACCTTGGTTGTATCTTGCCTTAGCACAGGCCATGCCCATTGCCACTTGTTGCCCACCTTCCTGGGTTCGATTCCGAGGTACTTCTTCGCTCGTTGAAGGGTGCGTCTAGACTGCCCGTCCTTGCGGCCCTGTTGGTAGACAGTCTCCGAGGGCTTCGGGCCATCGGCCAGGAAAGCCTCAAGCCACTCGCATGCTTCCTTCACCATGGCTGGAGCCTCATCTTCTGTGGTCGGTTGCACGAGCTCATCCGCACGAGCATCAGTCTCACCTTCCCATTTCACAGTGGCCGGGGCTCCATCGCCCTCAAGGCGGAAGAGAAGTCCAGCAGGGAGCCTGGAGAGGTTACCTTTGACCCGCACCATCACCCTCCGCTCCCCTGTGGGATCGCTTCGATCTACCCCTACCATGAGCACAGAGCGTGCAGCTCCGGCGATACCGATAGACCCGCCCCCCCGGTATAGAGCGCTGTTCTGGGGATTGTCTCCACTGCCCTTGTTGAGGTGATGAATGACCTGCACAGCCAGATCATGGAGACCAGCGAGCTTGATAAGGGGAGCGAGAACCGCGCGCATGTCCTGGTCTCGGTGGGCATTTCTGTTACCAGGGAGAAAGGCCATGAAGGGGTCTACGATGATGAGACGGGCCTTAGCCTCGATGGCGAGGGTTTCGAGGGGGCCGAGGTCGGACAAGGTAGGGGGCCGCTCCTCGTCCTCTTCATCGGCAATGTGGTTGAGGAGTACGATGCGGTTAAGGTCTGCCTCCATAGCTTGAAGCTTCGGGAGGATCACAGACTCGGCATCATCCTCGGCAGAGAGGATCACCACGCCTGAGGGTTTGCCATAGAGGTCACCTTTCTCTCCCGAGGGCATACAATCACCACGGGAGACTCGGGCAGCATAGTCCAGACTGATGGTAGACTTGCCGGTGCCTGGGTCACCTTGGAGAATGGTGAGAGTGCCTAGAGGGATACGGCCTGGGTCAAGCCAGCGGATGGCTTTGGGGTCAAGCTCAGAGAGCCAGAGAGCACCAGGGCGGTCGCCATTGTTGTGGCGAATCCTCATCGGATAGGGGTAGTGCGTTCTTGCCGAGGCAGGCTAGGGGTACGCCAGCGAGGGCTATGGCACTGGGGGCAGAAGCGGGGGCTAGGGTGGCGAGGGTACCAGGTATAGCCACAGCGTTTGCAGTAGGCCCTGAGCACAAGAGGGGAATTGGGCGTGTCTGGTTGTTTCATCATGGTGACAACACTACATGCTGCCCGGGCAAAGCTCAACAACTACGGATGGCGGGTCAGCACCGAGTGGCATTGCCACGACGAAGTAGCAAAAGGTTGCCAGTTTGCAGGATATGACAGCACACCGGTGTTGAGGTTTGGGTGGCACGAGGAATGCAGTAAAAGTCCTCCATGACGACTCAAGAGGCAATGCAGGAGCTAGACGCAACCCTTACCGCGTTGTTTGGTCTACCGATGCGGCCTATCCCGACTGGCAAGATCATCAAGCATCCGGCAATCGGTGGGTACTATGAGCGCGGTGTGTGGGTGCCGGTGGTCCCCGGTGCCAACGTGAAGGCGCGCAAGGCCAGCTAGATCGTGACGGGCTGCACCTTCGGCCTCCCCTGAGGGTGTAGCACGAGGTAATCAAGTATGACACCAGCATTCAACGCGAAACGGCTTGTTGCAACGTATGGGCTCGCATCGGCCCTCAATATGGTGCGAGCTATAACGGACCAGGAGATCAACCCTCAGAGTTTCTCACATCGAATGCTAGAGATTTTAGAGCGAAAGACCAAACGGCTGATTCACAGGCGCAAGGCGCCTAGCAAGGATTGATTGTTGCGTGAAGGTAGATGCAGGCGGAGAGAGACCGCGGGCGCTCACAAAGGCGAGGATAACAGCCCTCGACTACCTTCACGGAGCAATTACGCTCCCAACGACAAAGGACGGATGATGAAGCGTTTTCTGGTGGTGGCAGGACTGGTGATGCTGGCGAGCGTGGCACAGGCCGACGTAGCGGATCGAGAGCACCTCGACGCAGCGGTCGCCAACCTGACGGCGCAGATCAGTGCACTGAATGACAAGATCGACCAGTACGAGGCCAACGAGCCGCCGTCGCCGTGTCAGCGCTTTGAGGACGGATCGTGGCGCTGCCCAACGACCGAGTGTCCCTTGGTAGTTCCAGCGCCGACGCTGTTCCGTCAGTGTCGCGTGGTGCGGGGGCTGGAGAAGTGCTCGAGGAAGTACTTGAAGGCGGTAGAATAGTAACGATCGTCAACGCCACGTCGGCGCGCGACCGGAAGGGCCTAGGTAGAACCTGAGCCTACTCGTGGCACGCTGGGTGCAAGGGAGGGAGATATGAAGCACGTCAACCAGGAGCATGAGTCTGAGGACCTGCACTACGCCCCGGACTGCTACTACTGCCGACTCGCCGCCTACCGCCGCGCACGGCGAGAGAATGAGGAGGGGTGATGAACAGTCGCTACCGCATTGAAGAGATCGCCAGCTGGTTCGTGGTCGTTGATACTGCGTACCCGAAGGCACCAACGAGCACCTACGAACGAGCGCGGTTTACCACCAAGGTGGAGGCGCTTCAGAGAGTCGCGGACCTGGTCTTACTTGACAACGAGGAGGGGTGATGGCACGCCGCAGGTTCATGGATGAGTTAATGGCCGAGGTGATCCTGTACGGCGGGCTCCCGGTTAGTCGCGGGGATGTCTACGAGGACGCGCTCACAAGGCTACGAATACGCATCGGAGATGACAATGGCGGACGGCCAATTACTGAGCAGGACTGCCAACGCGGTGCAGAACAGTTCGCATTCGGAGTACGGACAAAGATCGTTGATGCGGTGCCGCTCAGCTGCGAGGAATTGAAGAGATTACCATGACAACGCGAAAACACACATGGGAAGCAAAAGGCGGCGTTCGCTTGTACAGGGGTTGGTATATCTGGCGCGACGCAGGATGGCACGCGCAAGAAGCGGCTGGTGCGTTTCATGTCAATAGCTTCGCTACTGCATGTGATCATATTGACAGTATCGTCGACAATAACACGGAACGCAGCGAACCAGCGGTTAACGAGATTGCGCCAAAAGAGTAACACTTCGTCAACATCACGGCGGTGTCCGACCGAGGCGACCTAGGGAATACTTGGGCCGCCGAGTGGAACGCGGATTGCAACGAGAGGGAGATATGACAACCGAACGCGGAGTGAACCTAGAGCAAGCATATCACGATGGCCAGCGGGCTATCCGCGAGTTTGAGCAGGAGGATGCATACCGGCTACCGCATGTCGCGGAGTACCAGCCCGCAGCGTGGCGTCCGAATTGGGCGCGTGACCGTCTCAAGGGCGCGGCGGGAGACTGAGGAGGGGTGATGGATACGGGACCATGGAACTTCTACATCGGACGCAATTGGATTCTGGTCCTAGCAGGACTATGGGGTGTGCGAGTGGTGTACCACGCGATTACAACGGGGATGTGCCCCCCATGACAACAACTAAGCATATCCCACAAAAGCTAACTTCGGCCCAGCGTGAAGCGCTGAAGTGCGGTGCGCGAGGGGAGACGATTACGATGTTGCCGGCGGACTATGTACCCGTGGAGATAACGAAGGCGACACCAGGGCCGTGGCGAATCGAGTGGAGCGAGCAAGAGGAGTACTTCGCCATTCGGTTGGCTGATCCCCAGCTAGATTATGCTACCATAGCTTTGGTAGATGGGCCTTTTGACACTACCCCTACCGCGGAGACACAGGCCAACGCCTGGCTGATCGCCGCCGCGCCGGAACTTCTTTACGAGCTACAACACCTCGTGCGTTTGATGGAGCCGCTTGAGCGGACTGTTGGACTCGGCGTGCCGGGACTTGCGACCCTCAACGCTGCCCGCGCAGCTATTGCGAAGGCGGGAGGACATGAGTCATGAAACCAACGATGGAACCGTGCCTGTGTGCCGAGAGCGCTCTACAGCGGGGAGACGTTGAGTTATGCGCGCTTCACCTTGCCGCGCCGGAGCTTTTGGCGGCGTTGCGCGAGATAGTGAACGCCTACAACAATAACCCGTCGCTGATCGGGGCTAGTATCCCTCACGCGCGCAAGGCCATCGTGAAGGCCGGGGGGCGGAAGTAGCCATGGCAACCACCATTTTCGGGAAGGACGATCCAATGGAACAGGAACCCCTACATCACTGTGACTGTGAAGTGGAGTGTGAGCCGGAGCCTGCCCCGTTCCTGTGTCAGGTATGTGGGTGGGCATCACGGTATCGGACGGAGAAGGGCCCCTATTGCCTCAAGCACTACCTCGCGGCACTCCCGTACATCTACGGGGATGCGCCCAACCCTTACGAGAGGAAGCCATGAGCACGAAGATCAAGGGAACCATCCCTCACTACGAGATTGCCCATGTGCTACGAACCAAGCAGTCGAAGGCCCCAGAGACCCTCCCACGCCCATGGGTGTTCGTGGTGCTCGCGGGGTGCCTCCTCGTGTGGGCAACCCTCCTCTTCAATGCTAGCGGGGTGTTTGGGGCTGAGCTCCCGGGATGCTGGGGGGCGAGGGTAGGAGGGAAGGACCCGGGGTTCACCTACGAGCGGAAGGGGGATTGTATCCGGATGGGGGTGGCTGCCATCACCCATACCTGCGAGCTCCGCAAGCCCGAGACGGTGGTTACCCCGGTTGAGGAGGCTGAGCGGGCCTCCTGCTGGGAGCTAGCCTTTGGGTTCGTGAAATGCATCCCGGTGCCGTGCAAGGGAGAAGCATGATCTACCATATCCGTCCTACTCGTTTTCGGTATCACGTACAGGCAGAAGACATCCGTGCATGCGAGGGATGTGGGGAGCTCACAGCCCCTTTCCCCCACAGCTGGTCCCGTTACTGCTCGTGGTGTTGGTTCGTGATCTATAAGAGAGAAGGAGAGCAAGATGTTGTACTACATTGAGACACACTGCCCCAAGTGTATGGCGGTGGTGCGCCCCGTGGTCTCGGTAGTTGAGATGATTGGGCAAGGATCACCACAAGCTTGTGAGGTGATTGGCCAGGGGCAAGGGGAGTACGAGGGGTGTCCCGAGACTGTGGTGGAGGAGGCGTAGACGTGTGTCTCGAGAATGGAAGCAGTGCCGGAAGCATGGGTGCAAAGAGTTGGCAGGGGGGGCCAAGCGAGGATTCCAGCCTGCCTATTGCTCCAAGGCACACTACCATGCGGTGTACTACCGTACCGTGACCATCCAGAAGCGCCGGCAGGCGAAGGTCGACCGGCGCCTCGCTCGACTGCGCTTCAGGCTCCCTATCCCAGCTTGCCTCGATCCTACCCCTTAGACTAGGATAGCTCCTGTGAGGCGAACAAGGGTGTACGTGGCAGGACCGTACACGGGGGCCGAGGCTGCCAATACCCGCAAAGCCCTTCAAGCCGGAACCGTCCTCTTGGAACGTGGCTATGCTCCCTATGTCCCCCACCTCACCCACTTCTGGCACTTCCTAGAGCCCCAGAACTATGAGACATGGATGACCTTCGATCTTGAGTGGGTAGATGCGTGTGACGTGGTACTCAGGATCCCGGGGTTGAGTAAGGGGGCGGACCGGGAGATCAGCTATGCCCTGCGGAAGGGGATTCCGGTCTACTGGTGTCTGGACGCGTTGGTGGCGGGGGTGCCGGTGAAGCAGTCATGAAGGTAACGGTAACGGGCCGTGCTAGTGGCATGCCTGTAGTTGTGCATGGGGTGAGTTACGATGGGGAGGAGTACCAGTGTCCAGAGTGTGACTTTCGTAGTGTCAGTCAGGACATGATGATAGCGCATGTGGTAGAGATGCACCCCAAGCAAGCAAGAGGGGAGAACCCCCAATGACTTCCTACGATCCCTCGGAACAGGACGCGTTGATGACCGCGTTTGCCGCCATGCTCCAGGCCGTAACCAAGGACGGCGGGGCGAAGCGAGCTCGGGATGATAAGCCCCCATGGTGGCAGGATGATGGCCATACTGCGGCCCTGTATCGTCACATAGAGGCGTGGGAGAGTGGGGAGAAACACGACCCTGATAGCGGTGCTCACCCTCTGATAGGTGCAGCGTGGCGTGCATTGGCCATTGCGTATAGAGAAACCTATGGCTCTGTAGACCCATGCAAATAGAACACTCTAAAGAAGCCTTCTGCATTACATGTGGTGTATCCTTTGTTTCCCGTAATAAGGATAACGGGAAGTCACGTCACTGGACAAAGTGTTGCAGTCGAGAGTGTGCAGGTAAGCTAACATTTCGGGGAGGGCCTGTGGCGAGCCGCCGTCGCCGTCGTTACGGCATGGAGCCTGACGAATATGCTATACGCTTAGCAGCTCAGCGGGGGTCTTGTGCGCTGTGCCGCCAAGTGGTGCCATATGGGCTGTATGTCGACCATGACCATCGCACGAAGAGGAACCGTTCTTTGCTGTGTGCCCGCTGTAACAATGCGGTGAGTGTGTTTGATGAGCTAACATGGTCTGAGGTGCTGACGTACTGGGGGTACACCCATTTTCACGATGAAGGGGTGGAGCTAGCGCTGAACTACGCCGCCTATGGCCAGGTGGATCCGGAAGGGAAAGGAAGTTGATGGCGAAGCGCATCGAAGGGGAGCACCTTAACAAGTGCCAGGCATGCTGCCGGAAGAGGCCACGGGTATTACGCAGGCTCAATCTTCCGAGGACTCCTACGCTGTGTGAGGATTGCTTTACACGACGGTGGCTTATGGGAACTCCAGCAAGATGACAGACAAGCGTTCACCGCAGTGGGAGAAAGCCGCGATGGTTGTGGAGGATTGGAACACATGGCGTGAGGGTTGGCATGAGGCCATGAGCCACGTGGGTGAGCACGAGCTGTGCAATGACTGCCTTCTTGATCTCACCAAGCAGATCGAGTCTGCCCTCTTTGCTGAGACCCACCGATGATCCACCGCATCGCCGAGCGTGCTGGAACCCTCGCCCTTCTCGCCTACACCTTTGGCCGAGGGGAGATTGCCGCACCCATGTTCCGTTTACAAGACCTCATCCATGCTGGTTTACGGTTCCCCTCTCTGGCTCTCCATGACACGGTGATAGGGGAGCTGGATGCGGTAAGGGAAGGGCTAGGGGAATGTTGCCGTGCCCATGAGGCATGGAGGTCGTAGGTGGGAACCGCCAAACAGAAACGAGAGTCTGCCGCGCACATGAAGGCCATACGCAAGGCCCTCAAGTTGACTCAGGTGGAGATGGCTACGAAGCTAGACGTGCATGTATCGACTGTCTGCAAGTGGGAGCAAGGGCGCGCTATCCCTCATCGGATGTTTAGGGCACGGGTAGAAGCACTGCCATCATGACACCTAAAACTAAGCGTCGTTCGTTGGTCACTGGCTGGTACAAGATTCTGTGTGGGTATTCACGAACGGGCTATGCATGGGCACGGGACCCTGAAAGGGGGGCCTGTACCTGTATCCCCTGTACACCACCTAGAGTGCAGACTGCCCCGGTAACCGAGTCAGCCGGTGCTTAAGCTAGCCCCCCTCATCCTACTCGTCCTTCTCGGGTGCACTCCTGAACCCAACGAACCTACCAATTTGTGCGTAGACTTCTGCCGGGGAGATTGTGGGGATGGTAGAATGGTCCCGAAGTGTCACGATTGCATGGTGGAGTGTTTACGGGGGAAGTTCCCTACCGCTGTGGTAGCTCTATGACGTACATGCCCAAGTTACAAAAGAGTGACCTCGTCGTAGACAACACGATCCTTAGTGCCGTGGCCACCTGTCATACGAAGGCTGCCATGGAGCATGTCCTCGGTCTCAAGACCTCCGAGGAAGCCAAGGAGTTACGGTGTGGATCGGCAGTCCACGAGGCCCTGGCGTGGTGGTTGTGTAAGCAGCCTGTCCCCAAAGCCCTAGAGCGATTCGACCTCGCTTACAAGGGGTGGGCTCAGGAGCACGTGCCCGGGGATGATCGGCTAGCCTGGCGGACCGTTCGACGTATCCTCACCCACTGGTTCCAGACCCATCCTCTTGACAAGTGGCCGCTGGTGGTGAAGCCCGAGGAGGTCGAGGTGCCTATCGGGGCTGTGCTGGCGGAGGATATCAGGGGTCATCGGGTAGTCATGGTCGCCCTCTTGGATGCATTGGCCAAGTCGCGCACCGGGGGCCGTTACTCTCTTGATCACAAGAGCACCTCTCGTACCGGGGACTACTTCAAGCGGCGGCAGGATGACAGTAGTCAGTTCTCGGGACAGTTATGGCTAGCGAGGGAGCGGGACATTCCCTTGTCGGGGGTCTATATCAATGGGGTAGAGCTCCCGAACCTTCCTGGGAGCGATCGCAAGTGTGCCCGGCATGGGGTGCCCTACTCAGAGTGTGGTGTCACCCATGCCAACCATGTCCTCTTCCCTGTCACCCGGGCCCCGGCCGAGTTAGATGCGTGGGCAGGTACGGCCCGGAAGCTGGCCGCACAGTTCATCAGGTTGCAGGAGCGGGTGCAGTCGGTGGAGGATATCCCAAGTATCCCGATGCAAGGACGCTTCAATGGCGGGTGTGGGTTCTGTAGCTTGAGAGAGTGGTGTGAGATGGGGAGACCGAAGGGGGCTGTACGGTCGATGGTGCGGGAGAAGTGGGACCCGCTTGCCCATGCCCAGCGCCATGTAGATGCCATAGCCGATGCCCGGGCGCAGACTGCCTAGCATCTTCGCTATTGACGTTGTTGGCTTGATTGTCGTATTAACTGACTGCGATGCGTGACACCGTAACAGGGATCGCAATGGGCTTGGTGCTCATCATGGGACTGGGATTTGCGATTGGGATTGTTATGCAAGCAGCATGGCTAGGGGCGTGGCTGGCAACCTTGCCCTTCCGCGCCTTGTACTAGGAGGGAATTGTGGCTGAGAGTGCATCCAAGGAAGTCAATGCCCCGAAGCAGGACAAGCGGGGTACCCCGTATTACGACGTGGTAGGCCCCGATGGCGCCCTGATCTGTCGGGTGGGGAACTACAACGATGCCGTGTTGGAGGATACTGACGGGGCCTCTCGGCTCCTCGACTACATCCCGGTGTTTACGGCTGAGCTTGCCAAGGGAAAGTGGGGAGGGTTCATCCTCGATAGCATCCCTAGCCTAGCTGACTCGGCCTTCCTCTTTCACGAGCATACTCTCAATCCCGATACTGATAACAAGAACAAGGGTGGGACGAAGATTCAGTGGTATGGGGGGGAAAGCAAGATCACTGGGGACATCGTTACTAAGGCCCTGCCCGGGTTCGCTTGTCATACTGGGGTGGCTACACTCATTCACCGGCACAAGGTAGAGGCGGATGGGGAGAAGATTCACACTGTACGTCAGCCCTATGTGCCGGGAAAGCGGATGGAAGAGACCAAGCGGTTTGCGTCAGCATGGCCCGAGTTGTACCGGCTCTATTCACGGCAGGAAGGTGACGAGTGGGTGCGGGTGCTCCAGACCGATAGCGAAGGGAAGTATCAGTGTGGATCGTGTCTCGATGTGCCATCGGGCATGATGGTTCCGAAGAAGCTCCCCAAGGACTTTCTCTGGGCTAAGGGGATCAAGCCGGCTGAGATGCATGTGGCCGTGATGGCTGACCCACACGTGGGGAAGACCGCCTTCCTGGCTCAGTTGTTCCAGCAGTTGTGTAGCCCCTTACCTTTCTACGTGGCGCTATTCGATGCCCGTGGCAAGGATGCAGCCTATCGACGCCTAGGCACTGTTGCTGCCTAGCCAACCCCACCGAAAGGAGACAACCTGTGGGCAAATCGTTTTTCGAGGAGACCGAGGAGCAGTCGGGGTCTATCAAGGCCCTGACAGGCGCCTTACTGGAGATCACCAGTATCGAGCGTTCGAAGACCAAGGAGAAAGGTCTGCGGATGTATGTCATGGACTACAAGATCGTGGAGCCGAAGAAGTACGCGGGCTTCATGCTCCGTGACTGGATCGTGGTGGGGACCGAGACAGACCCGCTCGCCAAAGAGAAGGGGACCTGGACCGAGGGGAGCGAGAAGGGCCCGGGTAAACTCAAGCGTGTCCTACTTCGCTCAGGTACCCCGTTGTCCGAGGACGATGAGGAGTGGATGGAGGCTGCGGCTGGTAACCAGTTCATCGCATCTGTCAGTGCCAAACTCGACGATGAGGACAACATCCGAAATCGGCCGGGCAAGGCCTACCGGCCCAGCGACGAGGATGCCCCAGAGATCGGGGAGGCCGAGGAGAAGGGAGCACGAAAGCCCAAGGGGAAGGTGACATCCCTCAAGAAGAAGGCCGCGGTGACGGATGAGGAGGAGACACCTACTCCTGCCAAGCGCACCGGCACCGATGACGAGGACGAGGAATAGGCCATGGCAACGGAAATCAACTACACAGTCCTAGCAACCCGTCTACCACGAGAGGTCTGTCGAGCTCTCAAGCTCCACTGTGTCAAGGTGGATGTCACCCAGATGTCATTCATCAAGGATGCCATCGTGGAGAAGTTGAAGAAGGCGAGTAAGTAGACAGCTGCCCGCTGATGGCTCTCACACCTTTCAGCGGAATAACGGGGCGTCGGTTGGTGCAATACCGATGTTCCCACTGTCGGCAATACCGGAATCCGGTTCTTGCCCGGTTCATGTCTCATGTTCGCGTAACCCGTGGATGTTGGGCGTGGATCGGGAAGAACCGGGCCGGATATGGTAGATTTTGGTTGAATGGCATGGTCTCAGCCCATAGGTGGGCCTTTCAGTTCTTCAACCGGGAACTGAAGCCGCAAGAGGTTGTGGACCATCTGTGCAGCAATCGTAGCTGTGTCAATCCCCAACACCTAGACGCGACTAGTACGGCAGAGAATAACCGTCGAGCGTTGGCGAAGCGGCCTCGTCAATTATATTGCTTGCGAGGACACAGACGCACCATAGAAAACCTGAAAAAGAATAGAAGTTGTAAGTTGTGTGAGTATCGACGGGCAGCGCGGCGGTCTCGTTGATGAAAACCCCCTTCTCTGGTATCACAGGACGCCGCGTATCGGGTGTGGGCCCGACCGGCGCCCCGGTGCTGTTAGTGGGAGAGATGCCCGGGAAGGAAGAGGACGCAGCCGGGGAGCCCTTCGTAGGGACCTCGGGCCGGTTCCTTTTCGAGGGGCGGGACTACACAGGCCCCACCAAGTTCGCCGGCCTCACCATGATGGGCTTACGTCGGGAGCATGTGAGGATCGAGAACGTGGGGGAGGTCAGACCTCCCGAGAACACGGTGCATAGGCTAACTCCGGCTACTGTGGCCAAGTGGCAGGAGGACTTCTGGAGGCGGCTAGAGAATCTATCACCCACCGTGGTCATCCCGATGGGCAACCTAGCTCTCAATACCCTTCGACGCACCCCTTTACCTGTGACCAAGAAGGGGACCTGGAAGTTGAAGGCCACTCCCCAAGGCAAGATCATCGACTGGCGGGACAAGATTCACAACTGGCGAGGGAGTATCTTCTGGGCACGTACCAATTCTGGTACACGGGTCAAGGTGATACCGACCTTCCATCCTGCATTCGTCTTGCGAGCTGGAGATGCTTTCGATGTGTGGCAAAGCGACTGGCTTCGTATCCTCGGGGACAAGAACTTCCCCGAGTTGAGGCTCGATCCTCGCTGCCACCACATGATCGACCCGACACAGAAGGATGCACACCATTTCGAGATGCTAGTGCATCAGACCTACCAGAAGGATTCCCGTGCAGCGGTGTTGGCGTGTGACATCGAGACGGTGGCGCATGGAAAGGTAGTTGACTGTATCGGGTTCTCCCTTACCCCTGACTTCTCCATGACCTTCGACCTACACGCCGACAAGGGCTGGTGGAAAACAGTTGGGAGGTTGCTAGCCCATCCCATCGCCAAGGGCTGGCATTTTGGACTGTATGATCTCTACGTATTGTGGGCGAAAGGGAAGACAGTTAACAACTCTCGCTGGGACTCCCATCAAATGCATCACTGTTTGGACCCTAGGGATCAGCACACCCTTGCCTACTGTGCATCCCGAGACCTCCGTGTGAAGTTCTGGAAGACGGAGGCCAAGGAGGATGGCAAGCCTGGCAAGCGAACCAAGGACCGGCCCCAGTTTCTTACGTACAACGGGAAGGATGTGAGCAGGACCCGTGCATTGATCGGTAACCCCGACGAGCAATACTGGGGTCAGCTTCGGGCGCAGGGGCTTATGCCTGTCTACCGAGACCATTACCGAAGACTCTCTACCGCATGCCTGCACCTGACACAGGTGGGGTTCGCCGTGGATAACCAAGCTCGCCATGCCATGGAGCTACGGGAGAAGGCTCTGGTAGCCCAACATCGATCCGACATGATGACCATGGCAGGGATAGACTTGGTGGCGGAGAAGGGGTTGTCGGGACCCCGGGTCACCTCCTACTTCTATGACACCCTCAAGTGTAAGCCCTTCTATCGCCGGGGGACTAGCAACCGTACCGCTGACGAGCTCGCCATCCGTCGCCTCATGCGGAAGTACAAGAAGGCGAAGCCCATGGGCCAGTTGGTCTTGGGCTACCGGGGCCATGCGAAGATTCTTCAAGAGCTCAGAGAAACCATCGTAAGCAAGGATGGTCGTATGCGATCACGGTATACTCCTACCGCCAAGACGGGGCGCCTGCGATCGTCAGCAATCTCCAAGGTAGAGGGTATCAACGCCCAGAACCGAGACCGCCACTCTGACCTCCGCAAGATGTTCATAGCGAACCCTGGTCATGTGCTGGTAGAGGTAGACCAGTCACAAGGGGAATCCCGCATCGTCGATGGCATGACAGGAGACCCCGAACTCCAGAGGTTAGCTCGGATGTTGCCGACCGAGATGGACCAGCACATCCTCAATGCCTCCAAGATATTCGAGCGGGAGTATGATGAGCTCATTGCGGCCTACCAAGCTGGTGACTCCGAGGCCATGGAGCAACGCCAGCTCGGCAAGCGGGTTCGTCATGCCGCCAACTACGGCATGGAGGGCCCGCGGATGGCCGAGATCACCCTTGTCGAGACGGAGGGTGCTGTGGTGTTGGACCCTGATGAATGTACAGAATGGCTAGCACGGCTGCATGCGAGTACCCCAGGGCTCGGCCGCTACCATGCGTGGGTGCGCCAGCAGATGATAGAACTAGGGTACCTAGAGTCTAGCTGGGGGAGACGGTACTACTTCAAGGGGTTACGCCTGTCCAAGGAAGACTACAAGGAAGGGTATGCGGAGCTACCCCAGCATGAGGTGGGGGTCATCACCAACCGTCTAGGCTTCGTACCTCTCAGCGAGGACATCACCAAGGGGATGTTCCCTGGTGCCAACATCGTGCAACAGGGCCACGACTCCCTGAACGTCACAAGCCTCCCTAAGCATGCCTACGACATCGCCAGGTATCTCAGTGAGGGAATGGGTGTCGAACGAACCTACCCCGGCGCTGGTGGTCCCTGGTCCATGGCTATGCCGATAGGGATCAAGGTAGGCCGTAACTGGCTAGACATGAAGGAATGGAAGCTCTTACCTTCCAGAGAGGAGTTTGAGAATGAATGTTAAGGCATTCACAGGCGTAGATTATGGCGTCACCGATGCCCTCTTACAGCCAGAAGGGCTACTCCCTGGTCAACTTGACACTTCAACATCATGGTCCGGGGAGAAACGACTCTTCTATGCCATCTTGACGTGTGCTCTGATGGATGCCTTACCCGGTACTGTGGACATTCGGTTGGTGGGGCGAGAAGGGGCTGTCAAGCGGTTCCCTGGTGGTACTGGTAATAATGGGGGCAGACCTGAACCCGGCATCAAGTCCCGGAGACGTATAGAGGCTAGGGCATGGATCGAATCTGATGACCCAGCGTGGGCCGGGTCGTTCGTGTCGGTATGCGAGGGATTGGGGTTAGAGCCTGATTATGTGAGGAGGAAGGTAAGGGAGAGGTGGGAGTGAGGTGCTCTAGGAAGGACGGAGAGGGGCGACAATGCCCACATGATACTGTTCCACCAGCTAAACTTTGTGTCAAATGCCGCCAACGAGGGCAGCGATATCGACAATCAACCAATGGAAAGCGGATACGTCGACGAATCCAACAGGCCTATTATCGCCGAGGTGGTTGGCACATGATACGGAAACGAGACCTATCCTGTCTGCGTGCTTCCATCGTTAAACGACTAGCTGCTCTAACTAAGGAGTCCCCATGCTGTCTCGTGACACCCGGAACGAAAAGAAGCTAAAGTCTATCCGCCGAGCAGAGTTTCGTCTGCGTCAGACCTTGGAACGAATTGACTGGGAAGAGGATGTGCTACTCCCCGAGATCAGCGATTTCAAGGCAAAGGCTCAGTTACCCGAACTGCCTACCGAGAAGATCATCGAGGTGGACTTTGCCGAGGACCTGAAGAGTACCCGGCTCCAGCCCAAGAAGGGGAAGAAACGTGCTACGCGTAAGAATCCGTGAACGCCGGCTATCGGTCCTAGACTTTGATACAGAGTGCCGCCCTCTTAGCTACTTGGGGGATGACCGCACCTCCGCTGAGATCACAGCGTTCGCTTGGAGTTGGGTTGGCAGAAAGCCGGTACACTATCTAGTGTTAGTATCCCTAGATCGATATGAGACTGGCAGTGGAGTCGCTTACACTGCCAAGGAATCTATGAATCACATTCGGATGGTACTCTCTATTGCTGACATCGTCACGGGACATTACTGTCGCAAGCATGACCTACCCATGATTAACGGAGCACTGCTCGAACGTGGGTTGCTGCCGCTCCCTGAGCTCCTGGTCCATGATACCCATGGGAACCTCATGCGACGGAAGGACCTAAGTGCTAGCCAGGAATCCCTAGCGGGCATGTACGGTCTTCCCGAACCCAAGCACCACATGAGTCAGCCTGAGTGGCGAGAGGCGAATCGGTTGACACCCGAGGGAATAGCGCTCACCCGCAAGAGGGTGGTGTCAGACGTGATCCAACACAAGGCCCTACGGAAGCGGCTGATTGAGGCTGGGGCACTGCGGGCTCCTCGACGGTGGCAGCCTTAACTTACCGGAGCTTCCTGGCTGCCTCTTCTTGAGGAATGTGCTCTACTAGTTGCTGGGAGAGGGCTTGGTACTGCGGGTCTTCTGGGGATGTTGCGAGGAGCTGGGCGAGGATAGGGAGTGTGATGGGGTTGTACCGGAAGATATTGAAAAGCTGTTTGGCTGTGTTGCCTCCTAAGCTGATAGCTCCTGTAGCAGCCCGGCGTACTGGGTGGCCAAGCATTGCGCCGACTAGTCCCCCCTCGGTACTCCCAGTAGCCTTGTGTCCGAGGTAGGCACCAAGGGTGGTTTCCATGGCGGTACTGAAAATCTTGAGGCTCTTCCCTGTCATGGGGACAGCGGCAGGCGTAAGTGTGGTAGCAGCCTCTGCCGCCACAGGAGCTGTACTACCAATGGTGGTTCCTGTCGCTGTGGGGCCAAATCGGGGACTGAAGGCTGAAGCGGCTCCCCCTGCCATCTCTTCTGGGATAGCTCCGATATCCTGGGAGACGGTGGGCTTGGAGTACTTGTAGATAGGGATACCAGCCTCGGTGGTGGCTTCAGCAGCGGGGGTAACCTTGCCGATACGACGTCCAATGGCTGGAGCGGCCTTGGTTAGGCTGGTAGTCCCCAAGAGCTGCCCGGCCATGTTAGCCAATTGAGCTCCACGCTCTGTAGGCTTCTCGGCCGTCTGGCGGTAGAGGGCTTCAATGGAGGCTCCGGTGGTAGCTTCAAGGGGAAGACCTGCGGCCACAGCAACATTACCAATAGCTTCCAGGTGGCGGGCTACTGGGGTGTCTAGAATCCCCTGGCTCAACACCTCAGAACCATACTCCCCCAATCCCTTGATGGCTGAGGTAAGTCGTCGACCCACAGCCTTGATGGATTGCTGCTGGGCTTCCCCTGTACGGGCAAAGGTACCCATAGGGGAGACGTTGGCTTCGGCTGGGGGGGTGAGAATGTCTAGGCCACGGTTGACCAACCTCATCCCTGCATTGGCCGCCCGCCGTCCCATGGTCTGTCCTGGGGCCGTAGAGGCTACTGTAGCCCCTGGCTGCTCAATGATGTCCATGGCGTTAGGGTCAGACCGAGGCCCCATCGTACGGACCTCTGGCTGCGGCTGAAGCTCCATTCCCCGTGGCGCATTGGCCTTCTCTCCCTCCAACCGTTGCCAGTTCTGGCGGACCCGATCCCCGATGTTGGCCACGTAGTTGGCAGTCTCCTCGGGCATGTAGTCTGCGATGGATGCGATGTTGAAAGGGTCCCTCCCGGCTCCCTTGGCCTTTTCCATGGCAGACAGCACCCGTGCTGGCCCCCAGTTGTACGAGGCTAGGGCGAAGTAGTGTTGCTGGTCATGGGGGAGGTCCGCAAAGGAATCCAGTTGGTCCTTGAGGTAGCCGATCCCTTGGGCGATATTGTCGTTGCCATAGCGGGGGGCAAGTTCCTTGGCGGTCTCCGGCATCACTTGCATGACACCTTGGGCACCCTTCTTGGACACAGCCTTGGGGTTAAATGTGCTCTCTTGGAAGGCCACGAAGGATGCAAGGTCAGGGTCTACCCCTAACTCGCTGGCCTTCGCCCTGACCTGTACCTCGATCTCTGTCGGGCCCGTAGGCATACCTTAGACTACCATGGAGAGGAGGCCGCAGCCCCGGTGGCTCTTCACCATCCGGGGCCGGGTAGAGGTCGCAGAGGGGTGGGATGGCGGCCTGCGACCGGGGGGGAGCTAGCGGGGGACAAGAATAGGGTTGCCATTTTGGTCTGTGGTAACCGTGAAACCATCACCTGTGGCACGGGCAGCATCTTCAGGGGAGAGCCCTACACCTCCCCGGGAAAGACCCCCAGGGACTTGGGGTAGTGGGACCACGGTACGGGGCGCAGCGGGGGCCCCAGAGCCCTGGAAGCCACCTCCTGCACTCCCCTGCATCGGGGCCTGTTGGGCACGCTCGATCATGCGAGCAGAGTTCGCCTGTTGGGCACGCTGGATAGCCCGTATCTCGGCGTCACTGGCTGCCATCTGCTGAAGGGGAACGATGGTGCGAGGGGAGCCAGAGATGGAGAGCTCAGGGCCACGCTCCCCAACGAGAGCCATCTGTCCTGGCTTAACCTCGCCCCCTTTAGCACGGGCTACGGGAGGCTGACCCATGGCTTTCACACGGTCACGGGCGGAGAGAACAGAGGGAGAAATACCAGCAGCGGTACCGGGAGGGACACCAGCTGGGGTTCCAGCAGAGGTAGCCCCCATTCCACCCCTCTCTACATTCAGCCGCTCTGCCAGTACATTCCGCAAGGAAATGAGCTTGTCCTCAAACTCGGGGACTCCAGCAAGCTCCTTACCACTCGGCAGCAAGTCATTGAGCACTTTGATCTCGTTCCCCGTCAACTGCTTGCCACCCTCCTCAAAGAGAAACCGGCGAATGGAAGCGACCTCGGCCTTGAAACGGTTAAAGCGGGTCTTGTCAGGCTCGATGAATCCGGGCGCTATCATGGCACCGATACCCTGTGCCCGGTTCGTTGCGTAGTTCATGGCTCCCGCTAGCTGGGCGCGTTCTTCGGGTGGGAACTCCTTGGTGAAGTTGTCAATACGATCGACGAATCCCTGATAGAGGTTGACTTTGGCTTTCTGTTGGGCAGTGGTCTTAGGAGGGAGGATAAGGGCCTGTTTCCCTCCCATCATCTGACCAGGCTGAATCTCACCCTCTGGGCCCATGGTCCCTTGGGGTAAGGTCTGAGTAGGTACAGGACCGAAGGTTGGGCCACTGGGGCCCATACCGGTGATGGTCCACTGTGATCCACTGGGACCTCCAGAAGTACCACCAACACCGGGGGAAGGCATCTGTCCCTGTCCAGCCTGCGGGCCAAGCATTCCTGTTAGCATCTTGAAGTAGTCAGTACGGGCTTGAGCAGCTTGGTCCTGTGGTGTCAAGGGCACTTCAGGAATGACAGGGAATCGTTGTGTTGCAGAGAGAGCACCTTGTGGTGCTACCGAGACTCCCTCCCCAGCCGTAGGGAAGTCTGCACTTGCTGAACTCACGGTCTCGATAGGGAAGCCAAGGGCAGCTGCTAGTTGAGGACTCTGGCGTAGGAGGGCTGCTTTACGGGGATCGGAGCCAGCCTCTATCTGTGCCATGAGCCCCTGACGCTTTAGCTGTTCCTGTTGATAGGGCTCCATAGCCTCGGGGGTTCCCATAGCCGACCGTAGTACAGCAAGAGGGTCCCGCCCCGACCGTGCCGCCTGGACCATGGCCAGCCCTGTCAACGGCACTCCGATGGCAGTCCCCAGCCCAGACCCGATCTGGGAGAGGGTGCTACGTTCTTTCTTCTCTTCAGCCATTAGCTGAGGAGCCCACTGGACCCGCTTAGTATTCCGCTGAGTAGGCCAGTACTGGGTTCCATCTGAGGTACATCTCCTCCCAATACCTTCATGGCCATCCCCCTACCACCACGGCCCTGGAGCATCTGTGCCACCATGTCTCCGAAGATGTCTGCCTTGCCTGCACCTACCCCAAGCTGTTGCAGCCCAGAAGAGAAGCCTTGGCCTCCAAAGTTACTCAGTGCACCTCGAGGATTCTGGACAAATTGGCCCACAGGGCTGTTAAGGGCACTAGGGATCATCCCTCCACCACCAAACATCCCGCCTGAACCTAGAAGCCCCTGAGTTGGCGCAGCGGGGCCCATGAGGCCACCAGGAAGCGAACCTCCACCAGTACCGAAGAGGGCACTCTGGAGACCACCACCGAGACCTCCTGTAGCACCAGCGGTCCCCAGAGCTCCGGGGGCTGCGGCTGTTCCACCAAGTCCTGCACCTGTTCCACCAATTGCACTCGCGGCCGACCCAGCACCCCCACCGGCTCCTGCTCCACCACCACCAAGGGCACTTCCAATGCCACTCGCTGCGGACCCAAGGGCACTTCCAGCAGCACCGGCAGCACTTCCCAGGGCACCTGCGGCGGTGCCGGCTGCTGAACCGATGCTACCCAATGCGGCAAGAAACCAGGGCGTATCGCTACCCTCTCATTCCTAAAGGATGTTCTGCCCGGTACCCCGTGTCCGTGTGGCCACGGTGGGCTGAGTGAGACCCAAGAGGGCCATTTGAGGATTCTGGAAGGCTGAGAGCTGCTGGAAGATAGCCTGGAGAGCATCCTGCGGCATAGCGTAGCCAGCTTGGAGAGCGGCCTGGAGTCCTGGGAGAGCGCTCCCGGTCATACCGGCAAGCTGAGCACCGAGAGGAAGTAACCCAGCTTGGGCCCCGAGTGCCCCTTGTACCCCCTGCAATGCCGACTGCTGATTGGCAAACTGTTGCTGGGCGAACTGGGCAGCGAGGTCACGGCCCATGGTCTCTTCGGTGGCCTGTTGGGACCCAGCATCAAGGAGCCCTCGTGCCGCGGCACCACCCCGTGAGCCCTCTAGCCCCTGACGGAGAGCATTCTGGTAAAGGGCCTGGCTGGCAATCGGGGACTGTTGCTCCCGAAGCATCTGTTGGGCTGCAGCCGTCTGACCAGCCGCCTGATTCTGCATTCCAGGAAGCTGACCAAGTGCCGTATTCACTTGTCCCTTCAACATGTCGAAGATGCCTGGGGCGAGGGAGGCAATCTGCTGGCCAGCACCCTGAGCCTGGCCAAAGACCTGAGGAAGGAATCCTGCAGCCTGGCGTGCATATTGGGCGAGAGGTCCCTGTCCCTCTGTAAGCCCGGCACGCTGGCGCTCCCAGCGAGCTTGGCGACGCTGCCCCCTACGACCCGCACCAAAGGTGGGTTCAGCCCCGAAGAAGGCTCCCAGGGGACCGCCAAACTGTTGCCATTGCTGGTTGGCGATTCCTGCGGGAAGCCTCCCGAAAGGGGACATGATCTGGGGTGTGCCAGCTGTGGAACTAGAACCATATCCACGAATCTCAACCCGGCCAAACTCCCCCTGGTGCCGGCGACCAGCAAACTCTCGCCTGTGTCTATGCATGGCCATTGGGGCGATCTCCATGGACAGGGACTACTGTGGCGTGGGCAGCATCAAGGGGGAGAGAATGTACGATCCCAACCACTGGCCAGCCTCGTGCTCCCCACTGCGTGTCCCCAACCTGCTCGATAAACTCTAGGGCTTCTACACCACACTCCTTGGCTTCCTTGATAATGGCTGTGGAGAGAGCTCGACCAACACCAGCCCCTCTCCAACTTGGGATCACATAGAAGAAGCTCACGAAGAGATAGGAGCGAGGGGCCCCGATACGCGTGAGGAGGTCACCTAGCACAAAGCCCACACACACCTCATCAGCCTCAGCCACATAGCAGAGGAGGGAAGGATCACCGGCACCTAGGCGCTGGGCCAAGACCGCTGTCTGGGTCTCAAGGTCCTTGTGAGAGGGGCTTGGGTAAGCCTCGGGCATCGATTCCATCAACTGGCCGAGGAGTAACCGCAACCAGAAGAGGTCAGCGATGGTGGCAGGGCGGATGCGGGCTTCCATGGTTAGGCCCAGTTCGTTGCGTAATAACGGCCGGTATTGGCCCCGCCAAACTCCAAGGTTCCCGCACTTCCTAAAGCTAACTCTACCGTAACAGTATATGTATGAGCACCAGCTGTGGGAGCAAAATCGAATCGAGAAAAGGAGGGAATGGCTGTGGCTGCTGTCCCTGCGTTTTCCACAGCCCATTCAAGGGTATGTATAGTCACGGCATCTTGTTTGACGCGCATACGTATTGTTCCAGACCCAGACCCAAGAGTATTGTATGTAAAGGCTGCCTGTCCTTCGATAGTTAATACACCACCACGAGGTGTGATAGGTAACGTAGCGATAGTGCTTTCCGTTCCTGGACTGATACTAATCCCCGTTGCAACAGCTGTAGTTGCTCCAGTGAAGATGGATGCAGTCACTTGCAATTTGCCGACTGTCACCTGCAAGTCATTGATCTTGGTCGTGGTGATGCCATCCGGCGCATTGGCCAACTTGCTTCCCTTGATCGCAGCCCCTACCGACACGTCTGCATCAACGATGGTCCCATCGAGGATGTTCCCCGAGGTGATGGTGCCCGTTGCGATCTTGGCTCCGGTCACACTCCCATTGGCAAAACAGGCTGTCCCAAGCCCAGCCGCATTACAGTTGGCCGTCTCGATGTTGTTGACCCCACCTGTGATGATGGCGTTGATGTCGGCATCTACCTCGGTGCTCTTGATCGTGGTGCACCCCGCTGCAACCTCGGCATCGTAGGAAGTCGTGCCACAGGTCTTCGTAGGGCGGGAGACCAGACCTGCCTCCAGCCAAGCCGCGAAGGCCAACACGAGCACAAGCACCAAAGTAACGTGACGCCGCATAGTCCTCAGTCTACCGTTCTTGCCCATCCCCCGGCAACCTAGCTCCGGGAGTCGTTGGCGAGGAGACGGACGGGGCGTGGGACGGGCAGGTAACGCAGTTCGAAATCACGGAGAGCCAAAGCCACAGACTGGCTGTGAATCAACTGAACCGACGCTGCCCTACCCCTCGGTCGGTTACTCGGACACACACTTTCCCCTTCCGTAGCCCCTGCCTGTGCCCATTGACCTACGTTCCATTGGTCTACATTCCAGATGGCACCCCCGGGAGCCACAAGAGTCATGGCATCCATGGGAGTGGGGATCAGCCCATCCACACTAAGCTGCACCTGCAAGCTCGTGGCATCCCCAGGGAACCCCGTTACCCTGACCCGACAAAACATCTTCCGATCGAAGGGCCGCCCATCGTCCAAGTCCCCTGTCGTTAGGATCGAGATGAGTGTGGAGGTCCCCACATTCTCTGTGAACGTATTGGGCTGGTGGATCATCTCGATGATCCCAGTACCCTCCACAGCCATGAACCCTCGATCCGATTCCGCAGAGTCCTGGTCAGCCGTACACCATGTTGAGACCGCTGTTCGCACGTGTGGCCCCCACCATGATGGCACATTCCCAATCCCTTGACGCAGGTCCAACCACCACTGTTGAACGGCCGTAGCCTGTCCTGCAGGCACGATCGCGAGCTTGTAGAACCCCTTGTGATAGAGGGCCGTACATCGGGTACGTTGGTTAGATGGGATAGCAGTGACAGCTGGTCGAATGGGCCAGCCGATATCCTGTGGTGGTCCACCCCCAGGTGGGATCATGTAAACACTTTCCAGTCCAAGGAAGATCGATCCCATGGGAGTCTCGACGAAGGTATCGGCACTCACACACCCGATGGTCTGGGAGACTTGCCGCCAAGTAGCGTTAGGATCATCCAGTATGTCCCCATAGAACAGGTAGGTGTCAGAGAGGGAGCACACGACCATGGGGACTTCCGGGCCGGTGTCAGACCCCGTGCTAGCAAGCCCGATGGCTGTCACATCCGCGAATGTGCGGGGAAGTCTCGCATTTACCGGAAAGAACACCCCCGCGTTGAAGATGTCCTGCTCCAGCCCTGGGACCAGGGTGTATGTAGCCCATACTGCAGTGGTAGCGGCTTGATCTCCACTGATCCACAAGCGGCTTAGATGCCCCCGCATGATGCGGCCAGTACGTGCTACCCCACGTAATGGGAGTGGGTGGCCATCGGTAGTGATGGTTCGCAGGTTGAGTGGAGCCATGGCCCCCGTCGTCCCAACACCTTCAGGATTCTGGTCATGACCGAACTCGATGGGGAGGTTGATTGGGGCAACAAACAGATGGGCTCGAATCGTAGCACTCAATGCGTTAGCCATTCCTGTAGGAGCGGGAAACTGGAGTGCATTGTTGGTGTTGTCGTTGAGGGTAAACTCCCTAGTCTGTCCCCGTTCAATCCACCGATCTGTCGTATGGTTGAAGATAGCCCATGTGTAAGAGTAGGTCCCGGGGATGATCTCCTCGTGGGTATCTTCAGGGGCGAAGTTGAGGGTTTGGGTCTGGGGTGTCGGGGCAGCACTCCCATCTGTGAAGGATGCAATCGTGGTAAGAGCCGTAGCCGTTCCTCCAACCGGGATGCTAAAGATCGGGTCCACTCCATTCCCGACATAGAGAATCCCGTTGAGGACCTCCATATCGTAGACCTGACTGGAGCCAGCGAAGTCAGCATCACCCCCGCCCGAGAGGGCTACTCGTACCCATGCCGCATCATTGATGGAGACCCAGAGCTGGTCTCCACCGACAGCCGTAGGGTCGGTCACCGCATACAGGTATCGATTGGCCCCCGAGTACGCCCGGATCAGCTTGAGTACTCGATCCTGCCCTGCGATGTTGCCTCCAGGATACGCTGTGTTTCCTGGGGCCTTCGTCAATCGATATGTCTCCCCTGGTATCCAGTTCTGGGAACTACGAAGGTAACTTGGTCCCAAGAAGGCAAGATCGACCAGGAGCACCACCCCGTCAAACTTCCGAAGAACGATCTCCTTCTCATTCGGGGAGGGCATCGCACCCTCCTACTTCCACCAATCACTGCCCCTGAACCCGTCCTCCTCGGAACGGAAGCCGGGGCCGAAGACGAGAGGGTCAAGGGGGAGCACCGTCTCCTGGGACTGGCGAGGAAGAGCAACCTGGCGAATCATGTCAAGGGAATTGTTACAGTCCTGACGAGTCATCTGAGCCATAGGGTCTTGGTCGTACTGGCGGGCCCAGTACTCGCATTCCATGGACAGGTAGCCACCCCACGGGAAGAGAGGGATGTCAGCATCGTAGGTCGTGGTGACCGCATCGCTCCCTGATCCAATAGGCTGGTCAGCAGGGAGGAACTTGTAGACGAGGTTCCCTATCGCTGCCTGCATCGGTGTTGGGTAGAAGTACCCAATCCGCTCGGCATACGATGGATACCAAATTCGGGGCACATCTCCCACAGCATCATGCGGGATAGCCTGGCGCCTGAACGAGATCGGGTCTACTTCAATCACCGGGAAGTCCCGGACCAACCCATCCACGGTAGCGATCCGTAATCCCGTGGTCTCGGTCTCGGTCTTCAGGAAGTCAGAGGGAAGGGTGAAGGAAGCGTAGAGGGTAAGTTGGCCCCCGGTGTTCCCACTTGGGAAAGCCACACTCGACACCTTGTAGAGGAACGGCCACTCCCACTGGGTGTAGAGCTCTTCCAGAATGCGATTCAGCCGATCCCGCAACAGGTGCTTCGTCTTGATGTTGCCGACCCGCTCAAGCGCCTGGGTGATGATCGTGCCGCGCGTCCAGCGTCCAGTGAAGACGGCCGGCATGGTAAGGACCTAGGGGAGGGGACCGTTGGGGCGGATAGGGACTGGGGGCGAGAGCTTCCCACGCTTCTGGGTCAGCAACTCATCAACGCGACGCAGCTCCTCACGACGTTTCAAGAGAAGAGCATCAGCCTGCTCAATGGCTTCCCTACGATTCTGGATAGCCGTATCGAGGGCTGCAACCTGTCGCTGGGTAGCCTCCATGACCTCGGCATTGTGCCGCTTGCGATGGTCGCGGAAGACCCCAAGGACGTTGGCGAGGTAGACCTCAGCCTGGACTGGACTCTTACAGAAGACCTCAACCTGGGCAGACTCCTCCTCGGACACACGCCGGGACACGATGATGCGGAAAGGGCGGAGGAACTCTAGGAAGCGAATGGCCATTAGAGCTCCCGCTCGATCTGCGTTGCCTTGTCCCCGATGTTACCCAGGTCCACTTCGGACCCGTTGGCACGAAGACGGTTGAGCTCGGCCTCCCGGTTCTTGTCGATCATCTCCATGAGGTGCTGAGCAACCGACTTCTTGACCTCATGACGGCCAGGGAAAAAGGCACGCTCCCCGATACGGAAGGGGTGTCCCGTGGTACTACGGGGAACCTGGATGCTCACCGTTGGCTCCCGGCTAGTGATCTCGGCCGATATCTGTCGCAACTCCCGAGCAATCTCCGAGCGCCGGGTCTGGGCAGACACGTTGCCTTCCCGTGACTCCATCCCGAGGTACCGATACTCCTCGTTCAATTCGTCACGTTTGGTCATTAACTCCCGACGCGTAACCTTCTTTTCCACCTTCTCCACAAAACCCTCCTAGAGGTTAGCTGAAGTCGCTTGCTGACTCGATGCGTCGCATGAAGTCGGGGTTAAGTACGAGGGCCTTCCACGTCTGTTTCCAGCTTGCCTTTGCACGCTGAGCTAGCGGATCACTCTCCGTCGCCTTCCGCGGAATGAAGAAGGACTCCAGGCCACCAAGCTTCGTGGCACCTAGAGCTCCCTTCCCGATGATGTAGGTCATGTGGACGTTGACCGAGGCCGTATCGGCCGGAGCTACACCACCCGTGCCAACGACCACGAAGGTCCCAGCCGGGAGGCCGCTACCACCCTTGACGAGGATGATAACGCTAGCCACCCCGCTCGTATGCCGCACACGAAGCTGGAAGGTGGCCGTACCTGAGGCCCCATCCTGGAGCGTCGAGTAAATCTTGTAGGTGCCTGTAGCCGCAACCGCTGCGATGGTGATCTCGGTGGCGAAGGCTGCCACGTTCGTGTTGGCCTCTTCGTTGTCGATGACCGTCTCGAACTTGGTCGCTGGGTCGAGGCGGGTCACCTTGGTACGGACTGTGGAGCCCGCGTCGAAGGCAACAGCACCAGCTGGGATGCCACCGCCCGTCAGGTCGGCGTAGGTTACATCGGCACCGGCCATAGCAGAGAGGATCGGGATGAGGTTGCTCCTCATCCAACGCACACCCATCCATTTGCCAACCTCGAAATCCTTGAGGGTAACGAGGTTGCTGTACACGCCCGCATTGATGAAAGTCGGGTCCTTGGAGATGTCACCTTCGACAAAGGGATCAAAGATACCTTTGAAGGCATTGAGCTCGTAGGTGCGAGCCCCCTGGGAGCGAAGAGTGGCCACTGAGCGACGGATGTCGTCAGTACGGAGTACATCGGCTGCCGTGAGGGCTGCACGCGACGCCTTCCCGTTGGCGAAGGAGACCGCGGTGGAACCCATCGCCACCACCTGAACTTCCCTATCCAACACCTGCTTGTTCTGGTCAGAGAGTAGGTCCCGAGCAATCTGCATCGTCGGATGCTTGACCGTCATTTCGGCCCGGTCTGTGATGCCAACCACCGCGCCCCACTGGTCCACGATAGCCTGGACCGTAGAGATGGTCATGGCTGTCAGGGCTGGAGTGACCCCCTCCTCAATCGGAGCCTCGGGAAGGGCAAGGTACTCGTAGCGGGTGAACTGGACAACGGAACCGTTACCCTTGGGTAGCTCCGTCTTGTCACAGCAATCCCAGAAAACGAGATCGCGCTCAGCACGCTCCAGCAGTTCGTCGCGGAGCCATACTCCTACGATGTCTGCACTCAGGGTGCCCATGGTCTGCATTGCGGCTTCTGTCGGCATGATTAGCTCCTTGGTGGCGGGTGGGAGACACCCGCGCGGGGGTGGGTGCTACTACCTGATCGGGGTGTCTCCGAGCTTCTCGAAGAAGGCCTTACGTTCGTCCTTGGACATGGACGCGACATCATCGGCGGTGTGAGCGGTACGGGTTACGCGGCGGGTGGAACCATGCTGGGCAGGAACATCCTGCACATCAACGTTAGAAGCGGCTTCGGCACGGGTGGCTTTGGCACGGTCACGGGCGGCCGCAACCTTGGACTCCTTGGAAGCCACATCGTTGGCGACGGCAGCCTGATAGGCATCAGCGGGAGAGAGATAGCGACCTTCCTTCTTGGCTGCACTACGAAGTACCCGCACGTCCTTGGAGAGGTCCTTCCAGTAGGGATAGGCCTCATCGTCGGTCGCGGCCCGTACCATCTCCTCTTCATCGTTGGTCTGCTGGATGGCACCCGTGATGATTGCACCATCGGTCTCTAGCATGGTGGTAAGCCATGGGACGATCAGAGGGGCATTGTGATCGATGTCAGCATCGGTGAGGCCCTTAGCCCGAAGACGCTCGCGGAAGTGGGAAGGGAGCTCCCCTGGGGCAGCATTGTGTGCCTGTGCCTGGGTAGCACGAGGGGTCAGGGCGCCCTTCACCGTGTCACTGAGGGCTGCCACCATGGACTTCAACTCAGCCAGTTCCGCCTTGCTTGCCGTCTCGACAACAGCCTGAGTGGCTTCCTTGGCCTCAGTCGCTGTTGCCTCGGTCCCGGTCGTCACTTCATCAGCCACAATAGCTCCTAGAGGTCAAAGTCGGGGGTCTCGTTGAGAGGGGTTGGGTTGTACTCGCGTTCAGGCATCTTCTGTATAGCTTTACGGGACAACCGCTCTTGCTCATCGGCTTCCCTTTGACGCTGGTACAATACCACGAAGAGAGGCCCATTCTGCAATAGGTACTGGATGAGCAGGATAGCCCCCCGACTTTGCCAGAGAGCCTCATTGGTAGAGGGTTGACCATGGAGACCAGCGATGGTGGAGTGGCCGGAGAAGAGGGCCTCACGCTCACCTACCATGGCATCCTGGAGTAGGCGCCAGAGCTTGGAGCGGCTGATGCGGTTGAGGAGGGCCAGCTCGTCGGTGTTGAAGATACCGTCGGTGTCGGGGATGAGGGCCATAGTTACCGGATTGGAAGATGGCCGTATGTGTCCTCTACGACCTTGGCCCGCTTCTTCCTTGCTTGCGACGAGTCCCCCTTTGCGAGGGACCCCCGGTTGATCATCTGGGCCTTCTTGGCCTCGTTAGCCTTAGCCTTCTGTACACTGGCACGCATCTTATCTCCTTAGGTGGTAAACCTGGTAAACCCTTACTAAATGATGTCCTGATGAATGGCCCAAAGGGCTACAAGGGCGAGACCGATGAGGATGAGGGTAGCCATGTTAGCCAATGGGGCCACCCCCGCCCATGCCTTCCATGCCGGGCATCCGGTCCATGGTCCTACCCAAGTCGCCCTGGGTTGCGGTCATGGGAGTGCGACCGGGGTTCATGGCACCCCCACCGTTGGAGGCACCCCCAGCACCTGGAGCTCCGGGAGCACCCGGAGGCATGAGGCCAGGGATACCTCCCATACCTGCCCCTTGGGCCTGCATCTGGGCCTGCATCTGTTGCTGAGCCTGCTTAGCCATGAGAGCACTGACGTGGTCTTGCATGTGTTCGAGGGCTAATTGGTAAACCCCAGGTTCCAGCTTTCCGGGCTCCAACAGCGCATCGTGGCCCATGAGGTGCTTCACGTCGTCGTCGGCTGGGGAGACAGTGACCTGGTCCGGGCGCCCGTTGAAGAAGAGTTCGTTTTCCAGGTTCACATCGAGGGCTCGCACAGGCTGGATATCCTGAATGAGGCGTTCCACAGAAGGGAGCTGGAGACCCTCTCGCCAAATGGATTCAACTAACCATGCGATAGACACGCGTTTGTTCTCGGCCTGCATGGCGGCTTGGAGATTAGGGTCGCCAAGGGTCTGCAACATCCCAATCATTTGTTGGCCACGGACCTGAGCGTTGTAGTTGGAGGTCGAAGCTTGCCAGCGGAAAGTGTATTCACCAATCAAGTCTTCCCGGGTCACTAGTCGCTGGATCATGGCTGCACCACGAGCCCCGGTAATGTTGAGGAGCACCGGCACATCGAGGCACTGAAGGGTCCGTGAGTGCATCTTCTTGAGCATCGGGTCCAACCAGAGGTCCTCGATCCCCTGCACAACGTCATGGACCTGGATCATGTTCTCGGAGTTGACCATGGCCATGCCACCGGCGGTCTGGATGGCACGCCCACGAGCACGGGGGCCTAGCATGCCACCACCCGAGAACGGAGCCACGTTGGCCGAATCGTTGATGAGGGCGATGAGAGACTGAACCGAGGTCATGGCCGCCGCTGCCGAGTCCTTCGGGGGCTCCATGAAGTGGATGTTTTCACGGGGGCGCCTCACCAGCCACTTAGCACCCGGGCGCATCCTGATTGTGGTCATGTCAGAGATAGCTCCGGGATCGATACCGGCAATAGGGTTCAGAGAGAAGGTGAGGGCATCGGCCCCCTGGTTCAGGATGTCGTTGGTGAGGTAGGCCAGGGAATCGAAGGTGTGAGGGAGCCCATATCCATAGAACTCTTCCAAGACCTCAATGAACTTGGGAACGAGAATAGAGGGCTCTCCATCCCAGAAAACCACCTTGCGGACCTGGAGAGGGATGTCATCGTTCCCTGCCGTGACGATCTGGTACCACTGCGGAATTTCAGGGTCACCCTCTTCGTCCTCTTGGAGGGATGCCCGCCAGAATCCCTTGGCGCACACAAGGAGCTGGTTCGGATCGTCAATCGTGTCTACCTGGGAATGGAGCCCTCGGTACATGAGCCGTCTACGCTCGGCGTCAAACTTGTCTTGGGCCTTGTCTACACCCTTTCGCGCTATGAGCTCCTTGGCCTTGTCGATGTTCTCGAACTGGGTACCAAGCTTGTCTTGGCCCTTTGCGATCGGGGTGTTTCCCATCCGTTCGATGGTGTTCCAGGGCAGGAGCATGTCCTCGAGCAAGAGAGTGAGATCACACACATCGTTGACCGAGGTGGGATAGACGTAGAACCTGAAGAGATCGATAGGGCGGCAGGTCGGGCCTACATACTCGACAATCTTCTTGAGGACCTCCTTGGCCCGGCCCATGTTTCCATTGGTCTCCTTGTAGACCTTCTCCAGGGTAGGGATTTCTTTCTCGGTGTACCGCCATCCAATGTCGATGGGAGAGCTTCCCAAGCACACTAACTGGCGAAGGATTGGGGCTGCCTTACGCCTCACTCGCATGTAATCCCAGAGGAAGCGGCGGAAGAGGGCTTCTAGGGTCGCTACCCCCTCTTCACTCTCCTGCGACTCAGCCCGTATCTGCATCCAGAAACCCGAGTCAGGGAAGAGATCGTTCTTGAGCT